CAATTTGCAAGTATTGTGATGAAGATTTTGATTTTGATGAAGAAACAGGAGAAGAACATCCGGTTTATGAATGCCAAAAAGGGAACGATACATCACTTGACTGTGAGTGCAAGGATTTTAAGAAATACAAGCCTCAAAAATATAAAGAGAAAAATACCGAATGCGATATATGCGAATACAGAAAAGAATGTGCAAAATATAGTTCCGGGATAGACTGTACAACTTGTAGAGATACAAAAACACATATTATTTATTCACAAGACAAATGTATTAAAAGAGCTTATGATTGCACAGATTTTAATAATAGCTTAGAACATGGACAGGTTGACATAGACCAATGGTTTAGAACTGTTAATATGCCTATAAATGAAGAAATAAAAGCACTTAAAAAGGCAAAAGAACTAGGTATTGAGATACCTAAAGATATTGAAAACTATTTCAAAGAATATGGAATTGAGGTGTAATATGTGTAAGTTTTGCGAGGGAAAATTTCCTATCATAACACATTATGGCAAATTTAAGATTGATAAGTTATCAAATAAACCTGTAATTACATGCGACTTGAATAAATGTCCGTCTTTTGCGGTGTGTTGCAGTAAAGAGATGAATGTTGAAATGGTAATGAAAATAGCTTATTGCCCTATCTGCGGTAGAAAGTTGGTGGAAGAATGAAACATCAAAAAGAATGGCACACTTGCGACAGGTGCGGAAAAGAGATAAAGATAAAACCAAGAAACGAGATAAAATTCACTTGGATTACACGATATTCAAGTTTAGAACCAACATTTGAAGATGGTGATATAGGGGCAGAAGTTGAAAATATTCATACATTTAGATTACATAGCCACAAGTATGATTTATGCTTTAAGTGCAGGAGAGATTTTGAGAGGTTTATGAGGAATGAAAACATTGATTGTAGATGATTTAGACATTCCACCAAGCACTATTGCAAGTGCTATTGTCAATAGAGTCCCACTTAATGAAGATAAAAACTGCCACATTGAACATTGGAGTACCAGATGGAGAATTGAAAAGGATGGAAAACGTACTTGTCTGGAAGTTAAGAAATTAAAATAAACAATTACCGACTACAAATTGATTGTAGCCGCTGACCTTAGAGAGTTAAAGGCTGATAAAACATAGAAAGGAATAGAAATTATGAAAAAGAAATTTTTGACATTAGGAATGATAATCTGCATTGCACTTGGAATGGTTGGTTGTAGAACGGCAGATGTCGTAAACCACAATCTGTCAAAAGATGGAGATGAGTTTAATCTCTATCGAAAAATTACAGTTACAAATGCAAGAACAGATACAATTATGTTGCAGGCAGAGGGGTATATGAGCCTTAGCAACAACAGTACTAATGAGCTTGTAGTTACTATCAAAACAGGCGAGAACACATATTATAAAGATTATATATATCTTAACGATTGGACTTGTTATGTTATGGAACAAACAGAACCAGTCGGGACAGATAAGTACCATTATGAATTGAAGTTTTACCCTGAAAGATTAGTACCAGATATTGATATTAAATAAATAATATATTACCGCCGCATAAGAGGTTTGCGGCGCTACCCTAAAACAATTATAGGCAGAGGTCTATAAGCACCTTTGCTGAAAAGTGGAGGTGCTTTTTTTGAATTCTGAATTAAATCAACTGATAGACGATTGCGAAAAATACATATCACAAAATGGAATAGATGAAAATATTATAGAAACCTACTACAACGTGTGCCAGCTTGCCAAGAATGAGGGTGAAATTGACACAATGTTAAAATGTACGACTAGGACAAAAGAGCTCATAGAAAAGGCTTGTATGCGTGATATAGGCATAGATATTTTTGAACTTGAAAAATATACATTCAACAACAATATAGACAATGATTTAGTTAATAGATATTTTGACACCTTATTACTTGAAGCTCCGCACTTATTTCACAGCTATTTGCTTTATCTTGAAAAAGACAGAGAAGAGAGTGAAAGATTTTATCAGCCAAAAATGAAACAGCTTAATAAATACGGGCTTATTCAAGCTATGCAAGATTTGGAAGACGACAAATATAATAGATTATGTATTTCTATGCCACCAGGAACACAAAAAACTACACTGGAAAAATTTTTTTGCTCTTGGATAATTGGCAAGCACCCTAAAGATTACAGCCTTTTCTTTTCTCACAGCAACGAAATTACAGGAAAGTTTTATAAAGGAGTGCTTGACATAACAACAGATGATAAAGAATATAAATGGAATGTTATTTTCCCTAATTTACCATTACAAAGCACAAATGCACAGGCACAAGAAGCTAATTTCGGTAAATACAAAGCATTTTCAAGTATTCAATGCTCATCAATAGGAGCTAAGAACGCAGGTAAGGTCAGAACTAACCGTTATTTATATTGTGATGACCTTATAGGTTCTATTGAAGAAGCACTTAATCCAATAATTCTTGAAAAAATATGGAGAATTTATGGAGTCGATTTAAAGCAAAGAAAGCTAAACGAACAAGTAAAAGAAATAATTATAATGACCAGATGGAGCACAAAAGACATTATTGGACATATTATTGAGCTTTATGGAAACGACCCAAAGTTAAAAATTATTTCGATTCCAGATATTGACCCTAAAACAGGGAAAAGTAATTTTGACTATGAATATAATGGAATGTCGGTGGAATTTTTTAATGATCAAGCACTGACAATGGATGATATATCTTATAGATGTCTTTATAAGCAAGATCCAATAGAACGTGAGGGATTGCTTTATCCAGAAAACAAAATAATGAGATATAAAGAACTTCCTAAAACACGAATTAAAAGAATTACTGGACAATGTGACACGAAATCCTCTGGTACTGATTTTTATGTGTTCCCTTGCCTGGTTGAATTTGAAGGATATGAGGGAACGTATTACTGCACTGATACTATATGCAACAATTCGGCAGATTACGAAAAACAATATGAAAATTCAGCAAATTTAATTGTCGATAACGAAATACAAGATTGCGATTTTGAAGCTAATCAAGGCGGAGATAGAGTTGCAAATGAAGTCAGAAAACGAGTAGAAGAAAAAGGCTGGTTATGCAATATATCAGACACTGCAACTGAAACAAACAAAGAAGCAAGAATATTTCAATGTTCTAGTTGGGTATTGCAACATATTGTGTTTAAAGATAGAAGCCTATATGAACCCAAGAGCGATTATGCAGAGATGATGAGTTGGTTATTGAAATATTCAGTATCTGGTAAAAATTTGCACGATGATGTTCCAGATGTTTTCTCGAACTTTGCATTAAGAATAACACAGGGCAATAGAACAGCTAAAGTTGAAGCTGCTATAAATCCATTTAGGAGGTATTAATCTACTATGACAACTAAGGACTATCTTAATCAGATAAGCTATTACAACAAGATAATTGATAATAAATTAATAGAAATAACACAGTACAAAGAATTATCATACAGCATATCAGCAGTTGTTAATGAAGAAAGAGTTATGTCATCATCAGATCCGGACAAAACAGGATGCGGATATGTCAGACTTGAACAAATGGAAGAAAGCCTTGACAAGCTTATAGATAAATACATTGATGTAAAGAACAAAATAATAGAGCAGATAGAGCAGATAAACAATGAGGACTATTACACAGTATTGTTTTTAAGATATGTCAGAAAATTCACGTTTGAAAAAATTGCAAATGAAACAGACTGGTGCTGGCGACAGGTACACAGAATACACGCTAAAGCACTACAAGCTTTTGAAGATAAATATGGAAGTGAATATTTGTAAAAGATGTCATAGAATGTCACATTGCCAACGTGATATAGTATAGCTGTAAGAAATTACAGAGCTGTTTTTCATAAAATATTACAATCCTTTATCAAAAAGCACCGTTACTTAATTGTAGCGGTGTTTTTTGTTATGCAATGAGGTGGAAATATGAATTTTTATATGAATAAAGATAAATCAATTATGTGTCCGAACTGCCATAAGTTTTTAACCAAGGCAGACAGCAAAGACCCACGAACACATAAATTAGCGTGCAAGCATTGCCACAAATGGATATGGTATGTGCCTAACGATGATGATAATTTTCAAATTAAGGAAATACCGGACAGCAGAAGTTCAAGCGGTATGACATTTTATTAGGAGCAAGATATGAACACAATGTATTTTCAAGACCTTGTTAGGGGCTGTTATGGACGTAAAATTGCATACACGAATGTAGATACAATAACTGCTAACAATGTTGTTAAGGTTATTGGAAGTACTATAGGCATATTTAATTGGAATAAGCCAGCTATCAAGTATCTGTGGCATTACTACAAGGGCGACCAACCAATACTGTACAGGCATAAGCTAACCAATGAAGATATTACAAACAAGATTGTTGAGAATCACGCATATGAAATTGTTCAGTTTAAGGTAGGACAAACATATGGCGAGCCAATCCAGTTTATTAGCCGCAAAGACGATGAAGCTATCAATAAGGCAGTTGATATACTCAATGATTTTATGGCGGATGCAAATAAGCAAGAGAAAGATATTAAAGCTGGGGAGTGGCAGTCAGCAACAGGAACATCATTCAAAGCAGTTCAACCTAAAAATGGAGATGTACCATTCAGAATTGTAGCACCTACGCCAATGAATACTTACGTTGTTTACAATGAAAGCACAGAAGAACCTATGCTTGTTGTACAAGAGCTTAAAGACGAGGACGGAAATTGGTATAAGATGGCATTTTCCGACACTATGTCATTCAGAATTGTTGATAGCAAGGTTGTTGAAGCAAAATTACATACATATGGTGAAATTCCTATTGTAGAGTTTCCCAATAACCACGAAAGAATATCTGATATCGAGCTTGTCATAGGTATGCTTGATGCAATTAACAATATGCAGTCTAACAGAATGGATAGTATACAGCAATTTGTTGAGTATTGGGTTAAGTTTGTTAATTGCAAAGTTGACACAGAAACATTTGAAAAAATGAAAATGAATCACGCCCTTACAGTTAAATCTATCGACAAAGATAATAAGTCAGACGTTGAGATTATGACACAGGAGCTTAATCAGACACAATGCCAAGTTGCTAAAGATGATTTGCTTGATAATCTTCAAGCTATCCTAGCAATACCAAATAGAGAATCACAAAACTCTGGCGGTGATACACAGGGAGCGGTATCTTTGAGAGCTGGATGGGATTTTTCAAAAACTAGAGCAAAGCAAAAAGACCCTATTGTAAAATCCGCAGAAAAAAGGCTTGCGATAGTAACTTTGAATGTATTGCGATTAGCAGGAAATGATTTAAAACTATCGCCAAGAGATTTTGACGTACAAATTAATCATAGTCCGTTAGATAATCTCTATACAAAGACACAAGCACTTGCACAAATGCTACAAGCAGGAATAAATCCAAGAATAGCAGTTGCGACTTGCGGCTTATGGGGGGATGCGGAAAAAGTATCTTTACAATCGCAACCATATTTTGATGTTCTGTATAAAACAATAGATATGGTAAACGAAGAGATGAAAAAACAGTCAGAAAATAATCAACTTAATAATCAGCAAAATAAGGCAGTTATCGAATAATCGGTAGCTGCTTTTATTTTATACATTTTGCAGCTATGCGGTAAATAGCAGAAGACACAGCAGGAGCGACCTGCGGTAACAAAAGCGTGTGTTTAACGGAGGTAATTATGACAAGAGAAGATGTATTAAGACTTTTTCCAGAAGCGACAGACGACCAGATTACAAATTTACTTAATCAGAACAATTCAGAAGTTGCTACGGAGAAAAATAAGGTAAAGCAGTACAAGGCTAAGGCTGACATAGCAGACGACTTACAGAAACAGCTTGATGAAATACAGGCTGGCAATCTGACAGAGCTTGAAAAGGCAAATAAAGCCTTAGAGACAGCCAATCAGCAGATAGCAGATTTACAGAAATCTAACGCTATCAGAGACCAGAGGGAAGCAGCTATGACTAATTTTAAGATTACTGCTGAACAGGCAAAGACAGTTGTTAAAGACAATGGAAGTCTTGATTACACCGAGCTTGGCAAGATTATGTCCGAAAAAGAAACGGCTGCAGCACAGGCTAAGGAACAGGAGATTGCAAAACATCAGGATATTCCAGGCAGTGGCAGTAATAAAGGTGGTGCAGACAATAAGACAAATGCTGAAAAGATAGCAGAAAACCTTATATCTAATGCACCTAAGAACAATGACGTTTTATCACATTACATTCAACAATAACAGGAGGTAAAAAATGGCAAAGGAAATGAATATGCAGTATGAAAAGACTTCATACGCAGGAGATGTTCAGATTTTAAAGAGAGAGCCTAACGAAGCAATCCCATTAACACTTGATTTTGATGGTGTAACAGCTACAAACGCACAGGGCAAGAAGATTGTCAAAGCGGGTACACCAATCGGAGCAAATGGCAAGGCTGACAACACAGCTACAGTAGTGGGTATTTTAAGGTTTGATGTAACAGAGGACAGACCGCAGGGCGTACTGCTCAAGAAAGCATATCTTAACACAAAGGTAGCGGAAGCACATTCCGGCGTTACATATGACGCAACAGTTAAGACAGCTCTTCCAATGATTGTATTTGAATAATAACAGGAGGTAAACAGATGTTAATCAATGAAGTATTAGACAGTAAGTCTATCGCATTATCGGCAACAGAAAACGCTAGTAACCAGATACCTTATCTCGGTTTACAGTGGTTTCCTGAAAGAAAGAAACAGGGGCTTGATTTAAGCTGGATTAAGACGCATAAAGGACTTCCGGTTTCGCTTGCACCATCTAACTTTGACACAATCCCAACACTTAGAGCTAGAGAGGGATTAAGCAAGGAAAAAACACAGATGGCATTTTTCCGTGAGGGAATGACAGTCGGTGAAGAGGAAATGCTTGAAATTGAGCGTATTCAGTCAGCAGACGACCCTTACCTTGCAAGTGCTTTATCAAGCGTATATGACGATACTAACAATCTTGTAAGTGGCGCAGAAGTTGTTCCAGAGCGTATGAGAATGTCTCTTCTTGCTACAAATGCAGGTCACCCAGTAATCGCCATTGTAAGTGATGGCGTTCAGTATGCTTACGATTATGACAAGGATGGTTCATACGCAAAAGACCATTACGCAAAGTTATCCGGCACAAGTATGTGGAGCGATACAACTAATTCAAAGCCGCTTACAGACCTTAACAATGCAAGAAAGAAGTTACAGAAGCAGGGCAAGATTGCTAGATATGTGCTTATGAACAGCAATACATTCCAGTATTTGCTTGATAATGCACAGATAAGAAACTCAATCCTTGCGCAGAACCTTACAGCAACCATTGAGGTTGACGATGATACTGTTATTTCAGTAGTACAGAAGAGAACAAAGCTTACTATCGTACTTTACGATAAGATGTACATTGATGATGATGGCAAGGAGCAGTATTTCTACCCGGATAACAAGGTTACACTTCTTCCAGCTGGCAATCTTGGTAGCACTTGGTTCGGCACTACACCAGAAGAAAGAACAGCAAGACAGTTACCTAATGTCGATGTTACAACATACGGTGTAGGTATTACGGTTGCTACGAAGACAGAGTACGGACCACCTATGAAGATGTCAACATTTGCTTCCGAGGTTGTTCTTCCATCATACGAAAATATGGATAGCACATTCGTATATGAGGTTCATAGCGAAGAGTAGGGGGTGCAACTATGAAATATCCATATATAGTGATTCATAACGGCAAATGGTATAACGCAGGCGAAGAAGTTCCCGAAGAGGGGGCTTTTTTAGGTTATAGCAAGACAACCATTAATCGCATGTCTACATCTGATTTGCAGGCTTTCGCCGCAGAACAAGGTATAGGCAACGCAGAAGAACTTACAGGGGCAGAGTTAAAGAAGCTGTTAATTGAGAAATTAGGATTATAGGAGCTGAATTATGGAATACACCACATTAGAGCAAGTTAAAATCAGACTTAAACAATTTCATATTGATACAGTCACAAATGATGATGATACGACATCTGATGTGGTAGTGTTCGATAACAAAGAAGATAATCCGGTAATCGAACAGCTTATTAAACAGGCTACAGAAGATGTAAAGGCAAGAAGAAATTACCCTGACAGCTACACAGACGAAATGATAACCGAGGACTTAAAGAAGTTTGAGAGTGTTATCGTTAATCTGGCTGTCTATGACCATTCACAGGCTGGTGAAGCATTTATGGCAAGCTACAATGAAAATGGTGTCAACAGAAGTTGGAGAGATAGAGACAGCTTATTTGTTGGGGTATTTCCTTTTGTTAAAGTTTTATAGAAGATTGTGCGTTACCAATATGGTAGCAGGCGGCACACATTAAGGGTGGTGGACGGTGTGCCATTATTAATTATGAAAGGCGGTATATCAATGCCAATAGCAGTAATTATAAGCATTATTTCAGTTGCTTTTTCCGTCTTTTTCGGACTGTTTACCTTAGGACTCAATCTTAAGAACAACAAAAAGTCTGACAATGCAGAACTTACAGAGCGTGTAAAGGAAAATACACGCATAAATATGAAACTTGACACAATATCAAGCAATACAACAGAGATAAAGAATGAAGTTACAGAAATGAGAAAAGAACTTAATTCTCACGATAACAGGATTATTAAAGTTGAGGAAAGTGTAAAGTCGGCACATCACCGAATAGACGGATTGGAAGCACGACTTAATGAAGATAAGGAGGTATAGCAGAATGGAAATTATGCAGGTATTAATCACAAATATGACAATCGTGTTAGCAATCATCGGGGCATTAGCTTTTATGGTGTCTGTAATTACGCAGGTAATTAAGGGCATTGGAGTATTCAATAAAGTGCCTACAGATATTGTAGTATTTGTCCTGTCAATCGGTATTACAGTAGCGGCATTTGTTGCCTATATGCAGTATATTCAGATGACAATACTGTGGTATATGATTCTTGCGGCAATTATGGCAGGTTTTGTTGTAGCATTTGTTTCAATGTATGGATGGGAAAAGCTGTCTGAATTATGGAAGCGATTTGGTAAGGATGTGAAGTAATATGCTTGACATCAATAAGCAGGCTATGAAGTATTCACTTCAAGGGCAGACAGTAACTATTTATGAAAGAGATGATGACGGCAATATCCTTTATGAGGGATATACCGACACAGAGGGTAACTTCATTCCTTATCTTGATGATGAGGGAAATAAGATACCTAAAGTTCTTGAAGAGAAAACAGGTTTTTCAGAGCCGGTCGATTTCAAAGCAAACATATCATTCAGCGGTGGAGAAGCACAGAGCAAGGAATACGGCTTTGATACAGCTGATTTTGACGCTATTTTGCTGACAGATAGGAATATGTTGCCTGTTCAAAAGGGCGACCTTATATGGCTTGATAGCAAGCCTACATACACATCTGACAGCCTTGTTAATGAAACATCGGCAGACTTTACCATTGTAGGCATTAAACCAGCATTATATTCAACCAAGTATATGCTTAAAGCAGTTGTAAAGTAGGTGCATTATGGCAAGACATACAATTAATATATCCTTGTCTGAAAAGTCTGTAAATGAAGCTATCAGACAGCTACAACGGTATAAGAATTGGCTTATAAAAAAGACTTCACAGCTTGTCAAAGAACTTGCAGAAGTTGGAATACCTGTTATAGATGAAAATATGGCAAAAGCAAGTTATACATATGATGAAAAAGGTGTTCGTAGCGGCTCAGATACAAGCCATCACAGCTATGTTGAAATGAAATCCGCAGGAGAATATGTTGAAGCAAAATTAATTGTAGAGGGCAAAGAACTTATGTTTATAGAGTTCGGAGCTGGCGTATTCTACAATGGAGCGGCTGGAAGTAGTCCACACGACAAAGGTGTTGTTAATGGTATGGTTATAGGCTCATACGGCGAACATCACGGCGTACAAAAAGTGTGGGGTTACTATGATGATGACGGAAACTTAGTTCTTACACACGGCGTAGAAGCACAAATGCCTGTTTATAAGGCTGATATGGAAATCATACAGAAATATGTTGAAGTAGCAAGAAGAGTATTTAGTTAATTTTAACCCACTCTGCTCTATAACCTATTATATCGAGAATTTCCATAACTTCATTATAAGTAAAACTTTCTTTGCGAAAGCGATTACTAAAATTTTGAAAAGAAAGTTGTGTTCCGTGCCTACGATTTAATTCAGCATTTACTTGTGACATAGTAAAACCTTGAGATACAATAAGACCTTTTAATTCGTCTTTTAACATAAAATCAACTCCTTTATATTATTTTTAATATATTATCATAATAAAATTAAATTGTAAAGTTTAATAAAACACTTGATAATTATAATATATGGGTTTATAATTAAATTATAAAATTTAATTAGAGGTGATATTATGGGAAAAGCGATTGATTTAACAGGGAAAAGGTATGGCAGATTAATAGCTGTTGAAAAAGTGAAAAATCCAAATGATAAGCACCACGCATACTGGAAATGCAAATGTGATTGTGGGAATTTTATTATTACAAGAAAAGACTCTCTCGAAAATGGACACACAAAATCTTGCGGTTGTATAAGCGCGGAGAAAGGCTATCATAATCACGGATACTCACACGAAAAGTTGTACAGCATTTATTATGGTATGAAATACAGATGTTATAACCCAAACTGTGATTCATATTCATTATATGGTGGCAGAGGAATAAAAGTATGTGATGAATGGTTAAAAAATGTAGAAAATTTTATTAATTGGGCTTACAAAAATGGGTACGATAATAAAAAGACTAAAGCTGAACAATCCCTTGACAGAATAGATGTTAATGGCAATTATGAGCCATCTAATTGCAGATGGGCTGATAAAGATGTTCAAAATTATAACAAAAGATGTACAAGAAAGATAGTTATAAACGGAGAAGAAAAAACATTACTTGATTTACATAAAGAATATGAAATATCAATGACTACATTGAGAAGTAGATATCGAAGATATTTAAAAGGTTTATGTACTGTTGACGAATTAATTCAGAATACAAAAATAATAAATAAGCCACAACAGATAATTATTAGGGTTGGTGAAGAAGAACACAATTTGACAGAATGGGAAAAAATAACAGGCACATCAAGAAAAACCATAATTCATAGATATAGAAAAGGGGCAAGAACATATGAAGAGTTATTTAAGAAAGGTCGCTGAAAAGCGACTTTTTCATTTTGCAAGAAGCGATAATCTTTACATAGCAAGAGAGGTGTTTAGTTAATGGCAAATGCAAACGATTGGGCGATAGACCTTGAAAATACAGTCACAGCACTTGTCAAGGCTAAAACCCTAACACAGCTTAAAAAGAAATATCCAAAGATAGTCATAACAAATGAGGGAGAAAACAGCGGTCAAGCAGTATTCCCAACAGTATACATTCATTTACTACCAGCAGTAGAACAAGGACAAACGCTTGACGGACAGACAATTAACGCATTGTTAGCAACATTTCAAGTGGATGTTACCACTAACACAAGCAAATCCGATTGTCGCAAGGTTATGGCAGTAATTACAGATACATTCAAGACAATGAGATTCCAAGGCAATGCAATGCCGGAATTTTCAATCAGTAATAAAGTACATAAGAGTACCGCTAGATTCAGAAGAATGATAGCGGCAAATGACAGATTAATGTAACAAAGAGCAGAAATGCTCTTATTTTTTTGCAAATTTTTAGGAGGTAGACAAGGCAATGGCAAGTACAAGTTATAAAGCTAGAGTTATCTACAAGGAGCATAGCGAAGATGGTTTTGCGGGCTCATATAAGTTAATGGTTGCGGCTAAGTCAATTTCAGCACCAGTATCAGCACCTAACACAGTTGAAAGTACAACATTTGAAGATGATTCACAGACATTCTTAATGGGTATCAAAACATCTGACGCTAAGACTTACACAGGCAACCTTGAAAAGGCTTATTTACAGGACTTAATCAAAGCGGAGGGCAAGCAGTTAGATATTATTCAGTTATATGGCTCTGACGGATTAGGTGCAGTTGCTAAGTACGCATTTGTCGGACAGGTAACAGCAACACCTAATGATGTTTCTGGTACTGATTCAGTACTTGAAATGACAGTAACAGCAGTTCCTAACACTTCACCTATCGAATGCACAGACAAGCTTCAAGTTGTCGAAGGTGCTGGTGGCACCTTCACAGTAACAAAGGTGGGGGAATGATAAGCCAATCGATTAAATCAAAGGCTGTGTCGATTGGTGGCACAAACGCCAAGACAGCCGACTACACATCATATCTTGATGATGTAACAGAATAATTATTTTAAAAGGTAGGTGCGGTGTAAAATCCGCACCTTTCCCTATATGGACGATAGGGTGGGAAAGGGTAAAAATTATGATGAATATTAATGTAAACGGAAAAGAATACAAAGTTGAGTTCTCTTTTGGAGCAGCAGAGTGTAAAGAGATAGTGCAGAAAATGTTTTCTGTTGTTAATGGTTCTTACTTACTTGCACAAACGGATAAAAGTGTTGCACAGGCTTCCTTTGATGGATTAGCAAATATGACAGCAGATGTGCCAGAGATTTGCATTTTAGCCATTTATGCAGGTTGTATTGACAATAACCCAGTAACTATGGACGAAGCAAAGGAACTCACTAGAGCATATATTACAGAGAAGAGAAAGACAGATAAGAGTTACGGATATAGAACATTGTTCGAGGAGATTAAGAAAGCGATGGAAGATGATGGTTTTTTCGAGTTGAGCGGAATAACAACGATGTTAGAGGAAATGGCGAACAATGTGGAAGAAGCGACACAGGAACAGAAGAAGCCGACAGTAGTTCCACAGGACCACAAGAAAAAGCAGACTTCCACAAAATAATATGGGAAGAATACTTTGTTTTAGCCAGTTCACTAGGCGTTAGTTATTCAGACTTTCTTAAAATGACACCTACAAAATTATTACTATACGCAAAAGGCAAAAAGATTGATAGACAAAATCGTGATTCAGAAATGTATAACTGGTTTTTAGTTTACGCAATTCCAGCTATTTCTTGCGGAATAGGCGCGGCATTTAATAAAGATGCACACATTGAATATCCTAAACAAGCTATTTTATCAGAAAAAACAGAAGAAAGTAAAGAAGATACATACGACAAAGAGTTGCGGCAAATGATACTCAACGAGCAAAAATGGGCGGTACAAACTGAAAAGAGAGGATTACCGCCAACAATCCTATAAAAAGGGGGTTAAAGCGTGGAATTAGACAGTTTAGAAGTCGAAATTACCGGTACTGCCAAGAAAGCTATTGATTCTGTTGATACACTAATAGAACATCTTACAAGGCTGTCAACATCACTTGCAACTGTGAATGGCTCATTACTAAGTGGTCTTGCAAATGGTGTTAGTCAGTTAGGTTCTGCTATGCAGAATATGAATGTAGGAACAGCAGATTTTACAAGGCTTGCTAAGAATATCACAAAGATAGGTTCTGTTGATTCGGTTGCACTAACTAGCACAGCTACATCACTTCAAGCTGTCACAAAGGCAGTTGCAAGCATATCAGCTATACCGCAAAATGCAACACAGGTCACAGAATTTGCAAAGTCACTTGGCAAGCTAGGCAGTAAGAGTATAGAAAACGCCGTTGTAAACATTCCAAAGCTAGGCAATGCTTTAAATGGCTTAATGACAACGCTATCAAGAGCACCAACAGTAAGCCAGAATGTTATTCAAATGACTAACGCATTGGCTAATCTTGCTAGTCAAGGTAGCAAGGTGGGTACTTCTTCGAACTCACTTCAAAAGTCGCTGTATGGCGTTTCTACAAGTGCTAGGACAGCAACTAGAAGTAGTTGGAACTTAGCAAGTGCAATAGGTAAGTTTTATGCCACCTATTTTATGGTAATTCGTGGGAGCAAGAAACTTATAGAAGCTATCAAGTCAACGACAAATTACATCGAAGCATTCAACTATCAAGCGGTTGCGTTCGGCAAGATTGGCTCGGAGTGGGATAAAGATTACGAAAAGTACGGATATGATAACGCAACAGCATATGCAGAGAGCTTCCAAAGCAGAGTAAATGATACTCTCGGAAAGCTCTCTGGTTTAAAAGTCAATGTTCAAGGTGGCTTACTTGAAGAAAGTGGAGCAAAGAACTTAGGACTTAACATACAAGAGATAACACAGTACGCTTCACAGTTAGCTTCTGTCACTAACTCACTAGGGCAGACAGGTGAAGCGACAACAGCAATAACAAAGTCAATGACAATGCTTGCAGGCGATATAAGCTCACTTTTTAATGTGGACTATTCAACAGTAGCACAGAACTTACAAAGCGGCTTAATCGGGCAGTCAAGGGCATTGTATAAGTATGGTATTGATATTACCAATGCCACATTAGCGACGTATGCTTATAACTTAGGCATTTCTAAGTCGGTGTCTGAAATGACACAGATGGAAAAACAGCAGTTAAGAGTGTTAGCAATATTAGACCAAAGTAAAGTATCTTGGGGCGATTTAGCCAATACGATTAACAGTCCAAGTAATATGTTACGCCAGTTCAGTAACAATATGAAAGAAGTAGGAATGGTAGCAGGACAGCTATTTATCCCAATTCTTTCAAAGGTTATGCCAATAGTAAACGGAGTAGCTATTGCAATCAAAAGATTATTAGTTGGTCTTGCTTCTTTAATGGGTGTTAAGATTGACTTTGAGAGCTTCGGACAAAGTGGTTATAAAGACACATCAGACGGCTTAGAAGATATTTCAGATGGCTACAAAGATGTAGCTGATTCAGCAAAGAAAGCTACATTATCCCTAATGGGATTTGATGAAATAAATAAATTACAGGACGATACAAGCTCAAGCAAGGGTTCAAGCGGCGGTGGCGGTGGTAGCACTATTGATTTGACAGACGATATTGCTAAGGCGGCGGCAGAATATGAAGCGGCGTGGAATAAAGCATTTGCCAATATGGAAAATTCGGCAGTTGCCTGGGCTGACAGAATAGAAAAAGCACTTGAACCTGTTAAACAGATTTTTAAAGATTTTGCAGTTGGCGATTTCTTTAAGGCAGGGCAAGATACATCTAACCTAGTAGCAGGAATTTTTGATTGGTTTGCAAAAGCTATAGATGATGTTCCTTGGTTTAAAATCGGTCAGAAAATGGGAGATTTTCTTGCAGGCGTTAATTGGACTAAGGTGTTTAAATCGGCGGCTAAAGTGCTTGTACAAGGCTTAAAGGCGGCTGTTGAGTTATACTTAGGTATGTTATCTAAAGCGCCTATAGAAACACTTCTTATATCGCTTATAGCAGTTCCCAAAGCACTTAAGGCAATAGGCGGTTCAAGTGTAGTAGCAAGCATAACTAAAACGTACAATAAGCTTAATTCTCTAAGCAAAGCAACAGAAGATGTAGCGTTAGCGACAAAGTTATCCAAAATGGGATATGATGAAACAGCGGCTACACTTCTTTCTTTCCACCCTAAACTTGCAAAGGTTACAACAAGTTTTAAGGACTTTAGAAACGTAGTTAAGGATAAAGGGTTGTTCACAGCTTTAAATGGTGGAATAGCTACTGCCAGAGATAATATGACACTATTCCAAAAAGCATTACTTGGCGGTGTATCAGCTTTTGGAGAATTTAAACTTATTGAAAGCGGCTTTTATGATATAGCCAAAGGAAGTGACAACCTTGTAGCTTCAATAGCTAAGATAGCAGGTGGCGCGGCTATCGGTGCGGCAGGATTATACACAGCTTTCGGACCGGCAGGATTGGCTATGGCGGCAGTTGTGGGAATTACAGGTGCAATCAAAGGCTTTATTAAAGTCCAAGAAGAAATACCAGATTACTTGTCTGGATATGAGAGCGTAAGAAAAGAAGTTAGCAAGACTACAAGCGAAATAGAAAAGTCTGTAGCTTCAATAGAGGAAACGTGGAAAAATAATTCCTCTGTTGATGAAATAGAAGCATTAAAGACAAAATATTTTGAATTAGCAGACCAAACTAACCTAACAACAGAACAGCAAGAATTACTTAAGGATATAGCAGGTAAACTTGTTGATAAAGTACCAGAATTATCGAAAGCTATAGATACTAACACAGGATATTATTCTGGAAATAGGCAAGAAATAGAAAAACTTATAGAAGATAAAGAAAAAGAATACAAATTAGAAGCTTTAAGAGAAGAATACATTGAATTAGCAAAAGAGGAATACAAAGCTAAGAAGAACCTAAGAGAAATGGAAGATGTACTTGCGGACAGCAAAGATAGACTTAACGAAAAGCAACAAGAATATAACGAACTCACTCACAATGGCGCATTATCTGTGTTAGAAATGACACCACAAGAGGCAGACGCGGTTGCAGGACTGCAAGTAGAAATAAGGCAACTTAACGGCGAAGTAAAAAAGAATCAGACGGAAGTTGATAACGCTAGAAACGTAGCAGATAGAGCAACAAATGATATGCGTTATTGCTATGAAGCATTGGGAGATACTGCACAAGAAGTTGCAGAAAAGACACGACAAGAAGTTAGCAACACAGCCAACACAGCTAAGTCAGAATTTGAAACAGCTAAAAATGAGATTAACAGCAAGATAAATGCGATAGGCACGAACACAGAAAATATATTCTCGCGTATGGGAAGCGTTGGTGCTAATGCAGGTTCATCATTAACAAACAATTTTGCTAATAATATTGATGATATACCATATAGAGCTAGAAGCGCATTTAACGCTATTATAGATAGAGTTAATGCAGGTGATATAGGCTATGATACTGGTACAGAACTTATGAACTCATTGGCAGATACCATTGATAATAATTCTTGGCGAATCCGCAGAGCTTTAAGTAACTCATTTGAAAGCAATTTTAGCGGTGAAATACTTGATAGTGAGGGAAATGTATCAAGAAGTGCATTTCAGATAAGAATACCTAGAGCATATGCGACAGGTGGTTTCCCAGAGGACGGACTTTTCTTTGCTAACCATAATGAAATGGTTGGTAAATTCAGCAATGGTAAGACAGCAGTTGCAAACAACGACCAGATAACACAAGGCATTAAGCAAGCTGTTATTGAGGGAATGTCAGAAGTATTTGCCAATGCGAATATAGGGCAACAAAATGGAAACATTGTTGTACAGATTGACGGACAGGAAGTGTTCAGAACAACACAGAGATATGCCAATCAGTATACAGCTATGACAGGGCAGCCAGCATTTAACATTTAATTGAATAATCCAATCCGTTGTGATACACTTTAAGCACTATAAAAGCAAAGGGGTGTATTGCAATGGATAAAAAAGATAGCAAAAAGAAGCTACAAGAGATAGTGATTGCAGTATTGGCAGGAATAGTATTTGTTACAGCGTTATTTATTATCAATAACATAACTGAAAACGATAATAAAACAATAGCAAATACACAGCCTACAACTACAACACAAAAAGCTGCTGAAAAGACCACGGCGGCTACAATACAAAAGACAACACAAGATACATATGATAAACTGACAAAATATAAGGCAGGCACTTACAAAGTAGGTAAAGATATTCCAAACGGCGATTACTATTTGCAATCATTAACAAGCAAAGGTTCGGCTTATTTTGGCGTATATGCAGACAGTAATAAAACCAAAATAAAGTTTAATGAAAACTTCAAAGGCAATATGTTGATAAGCGTAGAAGACGGAGAATATCTTGAACTAAACAAGTGCAATGCGATACCTCTTTTAGAATTTAGACAATATTATACAACCAAAACTACTCTTGATAATTGTATGTTAGAGGTTGGAATTGACATAGAACCAGGAGAATATAAACTGATAGCCACATCATCAAGAGGATATTATTGTATTTATGATGATTTAAGGCAAAGTCACATTGTAAGCAATGATAACTTTGACAATCAGACGTATTGCACAGTTGGAAAAGGTCAATTTTTAATACTTAATAATTGCAAAATAGAAAAATAAAAGCAAAGGGGTAACACATTATGGCAGAAAAGAAAGCAAAGAAAAAAGACAGTAAACTAAGCATAGCGGCGACAGTAACAGCACTATTTATATTCACAATCCCAATAGGCTTTATATTGGCTATTGTGGATTTAATTAAAAGTAAAGGCGACAAGTCACAAAGACACTTAGGCTCTTACTTTGCAATAGTATCGTTTGTACTATTTCTGATAGTCGCTTTTAGCAACGGAAGCGGTAACAGCAGTAACAATGCCAATGCTACGAAACAAGCCAGTGCAACACAGCAAGATACAGACACAGCAACGAATGATGACACAACACTTAAATACCTCAAACACGAAGTAATTACAGATAGCAATGACAGAGAAGTTGTTGTTGTCTATTTTGACTTTACAAATAATTCAAAAGACAACGAAGCATTTATTTACAACTATAATGTCACTTGCTTTCAGAACGGCAAGGAACTTGACTATCCATTAGCTAGTTTTGATGTTGATGAATATAACAATGCGGCAAGAGAGTTGCAGACAGGTGCGAACATTACAGTTGCAAGGATATACATACTAGAAGATAAGAGCGATGTTGATTTAGAAGTAACATCTTGGGGTTCAAATAAGAAACTTATGAAGCTGACATTAAAAGCAGAATAAAAAAATCAGAACAAGTTGGGTAGACCTGTTCTGATTAGCACGTATGAGTGAATGTAAATTAACTCATACCAATAATAACAAATAAATAGCAAAATGACAAGGACATTTCACTTGATTGTGAGGTGTCCTTTTTTGTTACACATTTTTAGGCAGAAAGGAGCAATTGAATGATAAGTGCTGTAATTATCGAGGGAGTGACATTTCCAGTAGCTTACAACGGCTACACGTACAGCAGAAATAAGATATGGTCTAAGAATACTGGAAGAAACGATTATGGAGAAATGGTAGGAACAACCATAGCCATTAAAGACAAAGTAGAGCTTCAATTACCGCCATTAACAGGTGAGCAGGCGCTATTGCTTGATAATGTAGTAAGCAACATAGATAACCCATTCCCAACAGCACAAGTTTTATTCTTAGGTGGCACACAAAAGGAAATGACAATATACACAGGAGATGTGACATATCCATACCTAACAAGAGCAAAGAATGAGGACGGATTAATAGTCGGAGCAAAATTGAGTCTAATTCAGAAATAGAAAGAGGTTACACATGAAACTTAAAACAAGTGAATTAATAGACAGATTTCAGAGCTTAAGTAACATATCGCATGACAAGACTACAGGCAGAATCGCTATGGCTGTTATGTGCAATATTAAGGCATTAGAAGAACTGTATAAGACAACGCTACAGACCATAGAAGATACTAAAATTAAGTATGCAGACAAGGACGATAGTGGCGAACCAGTTGTCAATGATAATCAGTATCAGATTACATCAGAGAACTTAAAGAAGTTACAGGAAGAACTACAGGAAATTAATGAGCAGGAGATTGAAGCGCCTGACATGACAATGCTTCCTATGGACGCATTCGATAAATGTGAAGAAATTACACCAGCTAAACTGTACTCAATCGAGTTTATGATAAACCATTAATTAATCAATAAAGGCGGTGTAGAATGAAGATATTAGACACAGCTATAACGGAAATTGTTAAGGGAAATAGTGCAAGGTACTATTCTAAGTATGTTGTTGATGGAAAAGAACATACTGAAACACTTAACAATTTCAAGTTTCAAAACATAATAAATCCCAATAACGAAATTACGATAGGTAACACTTGCAGTAGCGGTGTTACCTTTTCTATTTATATGCCAGCAATAAGCCACGAAAATAAGGAGATTGCCATATTCGAGGGTGTTAAGGTTGGCACAGAAATTAAGTATATTAAGTTGGGAATATTTACAGTTACTAAGCAGACAAGCGACGGAGAATACACAAGCTATGAAGCATACGACAGAATGTACAAGGCTGATATGCCTTACTTCTCGGACATGACATTTCCTAGTACAGATAAAGCTATTCTTAATGAGATATGCGGTAAGTTAGGCATATCTTTAGCGACAAATATAGTCACAACACATACTATCAACGACAAGCCACAAGGATATACCTATAGAGAAATTATCGGTTATATAGCTATGCTACAAGGCTGTAATGCGGTAATTAATTCTGACGGAAACCTTGAATTAAGATGGTATAAAGATAGCGGTTATGTACTTGACGGACATAAGTATTATCAGCAAGGCGTTACATTCACAACGAGTAAAGATTTTATTATACAGAAGCTGACTTGCAACAATACCAAAAGCGGTTCTACAGAACAAAGTCAGATTACTTCTGGTGACGGAGCGACAGGACTTAGTTTTGCCAATCCGTTTATGACGCAGGCAATTCTTGATGAAGTCTATAAAAAGATAGGTGGTTTTACATTTAGACCGCTTACAGTTAAGTTTGTCGGTGATTACCGACTAGAAGTTGGTGACATTATAACTGTCAACAAAGGTGGCGTTGATTACAAAGTGCCTATAATGCAGATTACGCACGAATGTGACGGCGGCTTAATGGATACCGTTACATCTATAGGTCGATCTGACACAGAGAATACAAGCGTTGCTTCTGGTCCTATTACTAAGCAAATGGAACGGTACTATGCCGACTTGATAGCTGTAAATAAGGCACTGATTAATAAATTAGATGTGGACACAGCTAAGATTACATATGCAACAATAACTAATCTTAAAGCGACTAATGCAAGCATTGAAAATCTTAAGACAAATAAGTTAGATGTAACATATGCAGAGATTATTAATGCCAACGTGGAAAGCCTCAAGGCAGCTAATGCTGATATTACACAGTTGAAAGCCAACTCATTAACAGCAGACATAGCGGATCTGAAGTACGCACAAATTGATTTTGCGAATGTCAAAGGACAGGTTGTTACAACATCACTCATTAAAGATGGTGCAGTAACCAATGAAAAGGTGCAAAGTCTTTCAGCAAACAAGATTACAGCAGGCACTATTGACGCAAGTAAGATTACAGTTATTAATCTCAATGCGGATAACATTACAGTAGGTACAATTAATGGCAAGCGTATCGGAACAGGTTCTTTATCTCTGGATAAATTAGCCGAGGAAGTACCGACAAAAGAATACTTAGATAAAGTACAAGAAGAGTTACAAGGTCAAATTGACGGAAATATCGAGACATTCACTAAAACAGAAATACCTACGCTTAGCAATGAGCCAGCTGTTAATTGGACTGACAATGCCACACGAAAGAAGCATATAGGCGATATCTGTTATGTAGTTAATCCAGCTTCAAGCGCAGACGGATATTCATACAGATTTGCTAATACTGGCACAGAACAAGCACCTGTATATGAATGGGTACTGATTAAGGATAGTGATGTTACTAAGGCGTTACAGGATATTATTAACATCAATGGTGAGATTACATGTATTAAGAAGTTTGATGTTGAAATTAGTTCATGGAAAACTGATACAGATAGTGAATTATCAAGCCTTAAGACACGAACAACCAGCCTTGAAACTGACATGGGCAACAAAGTTGATACTACGACATTTAACGAGGTTAAGCAGACTGTTGATGAAAATAGTTCAACAATAACTAAAATGTCTGAAACACTTAGCAAAAAAGCTGACAGTGGCACAGTTACAACTTTAAGTAATACTGTTAACAGTATTAAGCAGACAACAGATAGCAATACATCAAGTATTTCAAGCTTAACAACAACTGTCACAAAAGTAGAAAATACAGCTAACAGTGCAAGTAAAACAGCTACAGCTGCAAACAACACCGCTAATACAGCGAAGTCAACGGCTGATAGTGCATTATCTAAGGTCAATACGCTTACAACTACTGTAACGAATCAAGGTTCAAGCATTACACAGCTTCAAGGTAGTATTACTAATAAGGTTTGGAAGCAGGACATAACTACTGCGGTTAATGATATTCAGATTGGTGGAACAAACTTAATTCGTAATAGTAATTTTTTTCAGAAGGATACTTATTGGGCATATGATACAGGTACAGGTACAATTATATCAGATAATAGTGTAATTGGTAATGTATTAGTTTTTAAACCTACTGGTGGTCGCTTGCGTGTTTTTGCAAATACTCGGAATGTATGGGTTGCTAATGAAATCTATACTGTTTCGTTTTATGCTAAAGCTTCTGTTGCAAATACTACAATTACTCCAAGCCGTAGTATAGCTGATAGCGCAAGTGCAGTTACACTAACAACTACATGGAAAAGATATACTGGAACTATTCGCTCAACAGCAACGAGTGATTCAGGGTCACTTTCTTTTAGCGTTAATAATATAAATGCAACTTACTATATTGCAGCAGTAAAGCTGGAAAAAGGAAATAAGGCAACAGATTGGTCACCAGCTCCAGAAGATGTAGACAGTTCTATAAATGCTGTAGATAATAAGGTAACAACTGTAAGTAATCAGTATACAACTCTTAATCAGACAGTTAATAGTATTTCAACTACAGTTAATAGTCACACTTCACAAATTGCTACAAAAGCAGACAACAGCACTGTAACAACAATTAACAACAAGGTTACATCTTTGACAACTGATTTAAGTGGGTTTAAGACTACTGTCAGTAACACATATGCAACAAAGAATAGCTTAAGTAATTACGCAACAACAGCTGCTATGAACTCTGCTATATCTCAATCTGCTAATAGTATAACTCAATCGGTATCTGCTACTTATGCGACAAAAAGTAGCCTTTCTTCTTATGCAACTACGGCTAGTTTATCTGCTTATATAGCTAAAACTGATACTGGTACGCTTAAAAGTTGTATTGAAGCTATTGCAGATACAATTAACATTACTGCAAGAGGCGGTCTTAATTTAAGCGGTAATAGATTCACACTTAGCAGTACAAATACTAGCATTACGGCAGACGGAACTATAACTTGTAACAACTTTGTCGGAAACGGCGGTACAATAGGCGGTTGGAATATTAATTCTACTTCGATTTACAGCGATTACAGGTACGACCCTAGCGTGGGTTATGGCTTATATAGAGTGTCATTGGATAAATCAACCGGAAGCGATTCAAAGGTTATGTCTGTCAGAGCTACAGTTAAAGATAATGTGTTTAACTATCCGTTCTATGTTAGAAGTGATGGATATATGTATTCGGTAAAAGGACAAATTAGTGGATTTCAATTTGATTCAAATAAGATGTCAAATACAGTTTCTATATATTTACTACCAGATAAAGATGTACTACATACCTTGCGAAATGCCATTGTAAACAATACAACATCGCAACTTGCATTAAGTCAATACGACCTAAATGGAAGTGGCAAAGTTGATTTGACTGATTTTGTAGTAGCAAAAAATTATGTTTTAGGAACACAGACAGAAGCCAATTTTAGTAAGTGGAAGTATGCAAAAAAAAGTGACATAACATATAAGCTTAACCCTTCTGATGTTAAGAACGCTTTGAGTATTTCAGGTACTGATATTTGGGGCAAAACAAGGCAAACTACATTAGGAATAGGCACATTGTATAGCAATGAAATTAGTTGTGATAATTTGATTGTTAAAGACCCTGTAGACTATTCAACTTTTAACACATTTTTGAATACAATAAACGTCAGAGAATCATCAACATCAATAGATTTGGATGGATTCAAACGCAACTACGTTATCAAGGGTAATGGAATGCTTATTGTTAATATATCAGTTTGGACGGACGCTACAGATGATTATGGAACTACTGCAGCAGAAATATACATTGACAACAAATGCGTTACGGAGAACCGCCACAGAATGACAAATAGCCATTCGTCAGAACTTGCAGGTGGTACTACATTTGTTTGGTGGTTTAATGACAATACAACACATAATATCCAAATAAAAGCCGGTTCATCTAAAGAGGGCACAAAGACTTATACACAATCTATTCAAGCACTATTTGGACTGCAAATATCAACATAATGCAAACCAAATGGTTTGCAATCGGATATTAACAATTAAGGACATCTTCGGGTGTCCTTTTTTAATACAAATTAGGAGGTAAAACACAATGTTAGACATCAACTCATCAATTCAAAAAAACGGAACATTATCTGTTCAAAATTCAGACGGAACACTTAAACAGGTGGCTTATCTGTCAGCTACAATCAGCGAAAGTGGCACAGTTAGTATGTCGGCTAGCTTTAATGATTTTGCGGCATACTTAGCAAATGATATAGCACTAGACAGCGAGCTTAAGAGCTTTCTTGATGGTGTTAAAAACACTTACAAGGCAACATACAGCACAGAAGATAACATAGTTAGTTCAGATGTAAATATAGCAGGGACAACAGAAAGTGAGGTATTTTAGTTATGATTAAATGTGGAGATTTTTCAGCGTGGAATGGTGTAGTTGACTGGAACAGAGTTAAGGCGGCAGGGCTTACTCACGCTATCCTTAAAGTTATCAGACGTGATTTTGACCCAGATAAGCAGTTTGAAAACAACTGGAAAGGTTGCCAGTTAGCAGGTGTGCATATTTGCGGTGTATACAATTATGTTTACACACCAACAGTAGAAGAAGCTATTGCGGCGGCTAACAGAGTACTTGAGGTGCTTGACGGACGTAAAGTAACAGTTTGGATGGACGTTGAAGATGAATGTATGCGGAACTTAGGTTCAGAGCTTATCGACATTATCAAGGCTTACAAAGAGGTTATTGAGGGTGCAGGACATGACTTCGGTGTATATACTGGCTTATCATTCTATGGTAGCTACATCAAGCCTTATACAAACCCTAGCGACTTAGATTGTCCGTTCTGGATTGCACGTTACTACTTAGGCTATGATGAAATGCAGTTAAATGATGATGTTAACGCAGATAAGACACCCAGTATCGACCATTATCTTGCGGGGTGGCAGTATACTTCTAGCGCAAGAATTGACGGAGTAGACGGAGCTTGCGACTTGTCAGAATTTTATGGCTTTCATAATGATGAAGATAACACAGAAGATAACAATGAAGAGGATAACACAGAGGATAGCACAGATGAACACGTATATGCTACATATGCCGCTTATACAGACCGTTGGTGGGGTGAAGTAGAGGACAGAGAAGATTGGGCTGGTGCAGGCGACAATAAAGCTATCACAGCACTTATTATCAAGGTTAGCAGAGGTTCAGTTAAGTACAGAGTTCATACGCTTAATGGTGATTGGCTTCCTTATGTTACAGATTTCAATTATAATGATTTCTACAACGGCTTTGCAGGCGACCAGAAAACACCGATAGATGCCGTAGAAATCATCTACTATACACCAGAGGGTGAACCTTGGAGGTATGCTAAGTACATGGTATCTGTATTCAACAACCGCAACTTCTATCCAGAGCAGATAGATGATGAAACATCTAACGGAATGGACGGATATGCAGGTGTTATGGGTAATGCAATCGACAAGTTCCAGTTAGTTGTCGAATAGTGTCAGAATAACACGACCGAAAGTATTTGAAATATACTAACGATAAATGTATAATAAACTTGTCTTTGAGAAAAGACCCTTAAACATTTTCAAGTTCTGGCAGGCGATATTGTTTGATTGGCGTTGGCAATATCGCCGCTACACTTGACACGATAGAACGTGTGTTCTATAATAATCGTATCGCTATCGGAGTGCGGCTAGGGGGTACATAATGGAGAATGAAGAGTACAGACAGAAGATAATCGAATTAATCAATAATTGCAATAATAATCATTGGCTAAAAACAATATACAGCTACATTAAAGCACTTTTAAAGTAAAAGAAAAAGACCGAAGGTAAATTCCTCGGTCTTTTTAGAGTTGAGTGTCAAATATGAATTGTCGAGAAACATATTTTGAGAGCACTTCCCTTTAAGCTTATTTTTAGGCTTTTCCCTGATTACTATATTATCACTCCTTATTTATCAAGTCAATCAGTTTTTCCAAACTTTCCCAATCTTCTTTATTTAGCTTAGACAACGCAGATACAAGCCTATGTCTGAAATTGTCTTCACCGCTTCTTTGAATATCTCCAAGCATTTCAGCAATCTGTTCATCTTTGGATTTCTCTATAAACATTTCGCCATTGCCTGTCCGTAACCAATCTTCATTAACGGAAAATTCCCTACATATCAGTTTTATAGTCTGTTCTGACGGATAATTTTCTCCGCTTTCCATTTTGCAAACAGCAGAACGGGATACAGATAGTTTTTGAGCAAAATCAGTTTGACTTATATTCAAGCTATTTCTGATTTTTTTAATTCTCTCATTCATAAGTAGTTCCTCCTTTCTTGAAAAGTATAATAACATAAAATGTACATTAAGTCAACAAAAAGCATTGACAATGTATATTTAATGTGCTATTGTATGTACATCAAATGAACAGAAAGGAGATGAAAAAATGACAGGACCTTTTTCTATAAGCGGAGATGATGAGGAACGGACACTAAGAGATTATGTTGAATGGTTTGCACTTGGACTTGCCTACAATGCGGTAAATGGTGAGAAAAACGAAGCATTACAAAGTGAATGTAAAATACTCGATTCTCTCACCAACGCATTGAACGCTATAAAGCTTTAGCGAAAAGGATTAGATATAACTTCTACCTTAGCTGGTTTGTTATCAATAGTAGACATAAATTCATCATAGTATTTGCGGTACTCAATTTTGAATTGTTCAACGCTGTCTTGATAACCCAACAACTTAGCAATAGCGTATCGGTCAGCAAGTTGCTTGCTATCCATATTTTTCACCTCTTTTCTTATTTAGAATAAGAGGATTATATCACAGAAAGGAAGTGAATTGAATGAGCGAAAAGGAAAAAGAAGTAGTTGAGAAGTTAAAAGAAGCAATTCCTAAGATGTCAGATTTTGACAAGGGTTATATTCTTGGCAAGGTCGAGAATATGGCAGAAAAAAGCGATAAGGAATGTAACAATGACAGAAAGGAGTAAGAATGGCAGAAGTCACAAGAAAAGCTATCCAAAATGAAATGACAAAAACGATAGAGGGAAGTTGCTTCTATGAAAGGCTTCACTGCAACGGACAAGATACAAGCAAATTAATTGCTGACACGAAAGCGTTAATTGCTCAACACAGCTTATCCGTTTTAGAAGCCAAAGGGTTTTTAGATTATATGAAGATTATCGTTAGCGCTTCTTCACATATTCCTTGTGAAAAAGAAAAGCGCGACTATTCAATGGAAGTTGGCAAGTCAGCGTTTTAAGAAAGGAGTGTGTTTATGGAATTGCAGATTTTTAGTAATGAAGAGTTCGGAGAAGTCCGAATGACAGAAATTGACGGAAAACCATATTTTGTAGCAACAGATGTGGCAACCGCACTTGGATATATAAATCCACGAAAGGCTGTGAACGACCATTGTAAGGGGGTAACGAAACGTGACACCCCTACATCTAGTGGTGTTCAGCAGATGTCATACATAAATGAGGGTGATTTATACCGACTTATTATGAAATCAAAATTACCTAGTGCAGAGAAATTTGAAAGTTGGGTAATGGATGAGGTGCTTCCGTCAATCAGAAAGACAGGCGGTTACAGTATGCCAAAAACAACAGGCGGTCAGATACAGCTTTTAGCACAGGGCTATACAGAACTTGAACAGGCTGTTAACTCTATCAAAGAAGATATGACAGAGCTTAAGGATAACACACCTCTTTACGGCTGTGAGATTGATGAGGTCAAACAGCACGTTAATAGAAAAGGCGTAATTGTACTTGGTGGCAAGGATAGCGAAGCTTATAAGAACGGCAGTATTCGCAGTTCGGTATATTCTGACATATATAAGCAATTAAAACGTGAGTTTGGTTGCGTAACAACATATAAGAGCATAAGAAGAAAGTACATTGATAATGTACACAAGTTTATAGATGATTATGCGTTGCCTATGGTCCTTGCTGAACAGGTAAAAGAAGCTAACGCACAGATAAGTATGAGTTTTTAAGAAAGGAGTAAGAGTTGGAAAGGCAAAGATACACAATAACAGACAAAAACGGAAAAAGCGTAATTGCCGAGAAAGAAGCTTCTCGTTTTATAAGCATTGATGAATTTGCACAGCATATCGCTATGGATATTGTGGATGATTACAGAAATATTAAAAGCGGCGATAAGCACCTTGAAGAAACTAACATTGAGCTATCAATCAAAGTACTTACCGCCATTTCTCCAGTAATCGAAGCATTTAGAAGTGCTTCAGGCTACGGAACGGATTGTTAGCCACTTCGGCTTTTGCTAATTGCGGTTCTTCAGCAGACACTGAACTGATGATTTCTGAATAGTATTGGTCGTACAGTTTTTTAAAATCATCATATGAGCCATTATAACCACAAATTTTAGCGGTAGCATAAGCTGATATATATATTTCGGCAGTCATATTTCACCTCTTTCCTATAAAAAGATAAGAGGATTATATCACAATTTTTAAAATAAGGAGAAGTTTATGGAAAAGGAAGTACAAGCAACACCACAGTATAGCATATCAATAGAGGAATTGATAGCAGAAAGAAACAAGTTAGAAGTCTCTATTGCGGCATACAAGAAAGCAAAGAGAGACAGCAAGATAGCTGAATATTTATGGATTTTATCAGCAATATTATTTGTTGTGTCAATGATATTTCAGTTTATTAATTAGAAAGGAGTTTTAGCAGATTGATATTTATTATTTCTGAAAAAGGCGAAAGAGAGCAGATTAATGAGGTAGAAAAGCTTGAAATCCTGGCACATATTGGCAGAAGAATAAGTTACCTCTTAGGAAGAAATAAACATTGTGAGCCATTAAGGAGCATAGTTACAAGAGATATTTTAGGGCAGTTAAAGCACGAATACGGGTGTGGTTTGAGTGAACTTAAAAAGAAGTACATAGCAGACACTCACGATTTTATCGACTGCTACGAACTGCCTACAATAATGAAAGAGAGATATAAGCTATGATACAGGGATTTATGCTAGGAACGATATTCGGGATGTTTTTAGAACTAGCTTGTATCGTTCTGACAATGGCAAGGACAAAGAGAAAAGAAAGGATTGAACAATATGAAACAGGTAAACGAGAAAGTAATAACAGTACAGGATTGCATTGATATGTACGAGAAAAAAGGAATGTATACAATACTTGATGGCGGTAGAGTTGCTGGATTTGTAGAAAAGAGAGAGGAGAACTAAAGATGAAAGAGAGAAATAACAATATTACAGTTTTTGGGTTAGTTGCGGAAGAGCCAGTTTTCAATCACGAATCAAACGGAGAGGACTTTTATAAGACTTTTATAACAGTTAGAAGAACTAGCGGAGCTTTTGATACGCTGCCAGTTGTTATATCTGACAGAATTATTGATATGAAAGAAATTAAAGTAGGCGATTGCGTGATGATTACAGGACAGGTAAGAAGTCATAACCTGCACATAGGAGAAAAAAGTAAGTTAGAGCTTTTTATCTTTACTGAAATTATAGAGGCATATGAAAACGAGGTAGAACCACCTTTTGATAATGATGTAGTTCTTAGAGGCTTTATTTGCAAAGAACCTATATACAGGCTAACGCCGCTTGGAAGAGAAATAACAGATGTTCTCATAGCCGTTAACAGAGCATATGGCAAGTCAGACTATATACCTTGCATAACTTGGGGCAGAACAGCTAAGTTCGTAGGTCACTTGCCAGTAGGAACACATATAGAAATGACAGGTAGGTATCAGTCAAGACCTTATACAAAGAAGATAAGCGAAGATGAAATTGAAAACGGAGTAGCTTACGAGGTATCGGTAGGCAGAGCTGAGATTATAGAAGAAAAGGAGAATGCTGATGAATAGTGATATTACAGTTTCAGAATTAGCTAGTATGGCAGCAGACAATGAAAAGCGTTGTCAAGTATGGCATCCAGTTCAAGGCGTTATCTTTGACGGCACATTTGATGAACTTGACAGACGGCATTATCTGGCAGACAAGACAGTTGATAACTTCTCAATAGAAGATGATGTATTCATTATGAATATATAAAAGGAAAGGATATGTTTATGGAAAGAGCAGTTTTAAAAAAGGTAGTACTTGAAAACTTTATGTGCTACGCACACGCAGAGTTTGATTTTTATGCCATTACAAAGATTACGGCTAAGAATGGCAAGGGTAAGTCGGCTATTGCCACAGCTTATCTGTGGTGCTTGTTTAACTGTGATTATGAATTAAAGGACAATCCGGTTGTAAGACGAGAGGCTGACGGAAAGTCAGTTGATGATATGGACACAAGCGTTGAACTTACACTTGATGTTGACGGAAAAGAAATAACTATGAAGAAAGTGCAGGTTCGTACCTACAACAAGGATAAGACAGGCTATAAGGATGATAACTCATATTACATTAATGATGTGAGAAAGAATCTTAAGGATTTCAACACATATCTTGATGTTGATATGAATGTGTTTAAGATGTGCAGTAATGTAAATGCTTTTCTTAATCAGAAACCGGCTGAAGTGAGAGAATACTTATTTGGTTTAGCAGGAGATGTTACAGACCTTGATATAGCTTCACAGAAAGTCGAATTAGCCGAGTTAGTTCCTTTGCTTAATAAGTATACAGTTGAAGAATTATCCGCTATGAATAAGGCTACCAAGACCAAAATCACAAAGGACTTGCCTATTCTTGACGGACAGATTAAGGAAAAGGAAAGAGATATACAGCTTAAACAGGCTGTTGAAGTATCTGACCTTGAATTGCAGAAGAACAGCCTTAAAGTACAGATTGCTGATTGCGTGGCAAAGCAGACAGACAATGAAAAGCTGATGGCTGAATATGACAAGGGTAGTTCGGATATTCTCAATTTGAAGTTTGAACTTAACGATATGTCACGCAAGGCTAATGAGGACAATGTTAAGGCAAGAAGAAATCTTGAATCACAGATTAGCAACCTTAATTATGTGATTATAGATAGTAAGCAGTCAGTAAGTAGTGCAGAAATTATTGTTAGTCTTGATAAAGATAAAATAGCTGAATATCAGAAAACACTTGATGATAGCAGAACCGAATGGAAAGCCGGAAAAGAGCGTGTATTTGACGAGAATAACCTTATTTGCCCTTATTGCAAACAGGGATACCCGGAGGATAAAAAAGAGGAATTAAGGGCAGATTTCAAGGCACACAAAGAAGCAGAACTTAACAGAATTACTGATAAAGGCAACACAGCTAAGAAAATGCTTGACGAAGTCAAAGGATTGTTAGTTGGAGCTGAACAGGAATTGGCTGACAGAAAGCAGAAGTTAGAAAAACATTTAGTGGATTTAGCAGACCTTGAAAAGCAGTTAGCAGAACTTCCGCAGGAGATTGATGTATCAGCCACCAAGGAATATAAGGCACTTGAACAGCAGATAGTCGAAAAGGAACAGGCTATGCACAAAGCTAATGATATTTCAGCAGTTAAGGCAGAATTAAAGTCACAGGAAACAGCTTTAAGACAGCAGTTAGCAGAATGCGAAAGCCAGATTGCAAAGTCTGATACGGCAGCAGACGAACAGCGACTTGAAGAATTAAAGCAGACAAGGACTGATTCTGAACAGAATAAGACTAATGCAGAGAAAATCCTTGATTTACTTGACGAATTAGACAAAGCAAAGAATGAAGCCCTGACAGAAGCAGTAAACAGCCATTTTGGGTTAGTTAAGTGGCAGTTGTTTGAATATGCCAAGAATGGCAATTACAAGAGTTGTTGCATACCTACAGTTGACGGAAAGAGTATTTTAACAACTATGAGCAACAAGGGTAACAGGATTTTAGGCAGAGTTGATATTTGCAACTCAATTCAGAAGATTAGTGGTATATCAGCGCCTATTGTTTTAGATGATTCTGAAAGCCTTAGTACGGACAATCAGAAGAAAGTTGCTGAAATGGTGAACAGTCAGTTGATTATGCTGATTGTTAATGATAGTGAGAAATTAGAGATTGCGGAGGGATGATATGACTTCTATATTAGAACATTCATTCAATTTCAATGGCTTTAACTGCTATGTGATACTCCGACATATGGGTAAATCTGCTTATAGATGTGGATATGTGCAGGTTTCTAAGAGGTTGCTTATCAATACAGCAAGTATAGATTGCCACGGCGGTATCACATATGCAAACAAAGAAGCACCTAGCCCACTTGAAATTGATGATAAAAACAAGTGGTACATTGGATTTGATTGTGCTCACGCATTTGATACTACGGATTTTTGGACTGTAGATAGGGTTAGCGATGAATTAAGACAGATTGTTGGACAGATTTTAAGCGGAGAAAGTGAGGAAAGCTGATGAGTGTAAAAGGGTATAAAGCATTTAACAAAGGAATGATATGCAGAGGTAAGCAGTACGAAGAGAATACTACTTATGAAGAAAGCGGAAATAAAATATGTGAAGTAGGTGTAATGCATTTCTGTGAAAACCCATTTGATGTGTTGAATTATTATCAGCTTGTTGATGAAAATGGTGACATTTCAGATTTTGCAGATGTTGAAGCTATTGGAGATGTTTATAAAAAGGGGGATAAAACAGCTGCAAATAAGCTCCATATTGGTGCGAAACTTGGGCTTAAAGGGTTTGTTAAGGCTTGTGTAGATTTTACTATTGAAAAAACAAGAGTTGAGTCTGGTAAAGATAACGAAACTGATAGTAGTGGATATTACGCACAGATAGGTTCAAGTGGATATTCCGCACAGATAGGTTCAAGTGGAGATTACGCAAAGATAGGTTCAAGTGGAGATTCCGCAAAGATAGGTTCAAGTGGAGATTACGCACAGATAGGTTCAAGTGGAGATTACGCA